GCGCGCCTGACGATGCGGCAGACCCAGCATCAGCGCATCTATGGCATCCAGGTGTCGCTGACAGGCTGATCTCTGCAGACACACTGCGTCAGGCGCGTGATGTGATGCCAGCGCCTGAATACGCGCGCGCGTTCGGTAACCGCTGGGTGGCTGCGCGCACAGCATCGATCATCGATCCTGCAGCGTGGCTGGCCTGTCTCGATGCTGCCAGCGTCGCAGCAGATCCCGCATCGATCGCTGTCGATGTCGCCATCGATGGGTCTGCCGCAGCGATCGCTGCTGCATCCCCTGCAGGGGAGCGCTGGCATCTGGAGATCATCGAGCATCGCGCAGGGATCGGCTGGATCGCAGGGAGACTGCGGGAGCTGCAGCGCGCCTATCGTGTCCCTATCCAGATCGATGCGGGAGGCCCATCGGGTCAGATCCTCCCAGCCTGCAGACAGCATGGCGTGCGAATGGTCGATGTCGGGATGCGTGATGTCGCACGCGCAGCGCAGGGCCTGCTGACAGCGATCCGCGAGCAGCAGATCATCCATATCGGACAGGCCAGTCTCGATGATGCTGTGCGCGCTGCGCTCTCACGTCCTCTCGCTGATGCCTGGACATGGGGACGGCGCAGATCGAGCGCAGACATTAGTCCTCTTGTCGCTGCGACGCTGGCGCACTATGGCGCGCATCAGCGTCAGACTCGCTCCAGTGTCAGCAGTGCGCACTAGGCTGCGCGCATGATCACAGCGCAGAGCCTGCTCACAGCGCAGCGGGAGATCTCCGCATCGATCGCGCAGATCATCAGCGAGCGCAGCCTGGCATCGAGTGATCCGCTGCATGTCCCTAATGCAGTCTCTGAGCAGGCTGCGCTGCAGATCCCAGCACTGGCAGCATCAGTCGATGCGGTCTGCCATGCACTCGCCACGATGCCACTACGCGCGACATCTCCGCATCCAGATCTCGATGTGCTGCTCAGGCAGCCAGAGCTGGATCGCACTAGGTACTCGACTCTGCGCGCGACAGCGCGCGATCTACTGCTCTGGGGCAGCGCTGTCTGGGCTGTCGTGGCCAGCGCAGGCCCAGCCACAGCGCCTATCCCTAGGCGCGTGCGCCATCTCCCACGCGCGCAGCTCTCCCGCCATACATCAGGCGCATGGATACGCACAGACGAGCAGGGAGTCTCCCGCTACGCTGATGCGCAGTGCATCGCTTTCGACATCGGTGGGCCTGGCATCCTCACGACAGGCGCGAGTGCGATCCTGAGCGCACTCGCACTAGAGAGGCATGCACTGCAGCGCGCACGCTCTCCCCTGCCGACTGTCCTCTTTCGGGAGCGGCCGGATGCGATCCCTCTCACACAGCAAGAGAAGCGAGAGTTTCTGAATGGCTGGGAGGCGGGTCGTGCGACGAGTGCCGCAGCCTATCTCGATGCTGCCAGCGATGTGGAGACGATCGGCTACAGCTCAGCAGAGATGCAGCTAGTGGAGGCTCGCGCGCACTCTGATCTGCAGATGGCGCGACTGGCTGGGATCGATCCCGCATGGATCGCAGCAGGCAGCAGCGGGAGCAGCATCACCTACAGCAATAGGCAGGATCTGCGCATGGGCCTGATCGATGGGCCTGTGCGACATGTCGCAGACACGATCGAGCAGCGCCTATCCATGAGCGTGCTCGATGTCGATCCTGCGCGCGCGCATCCAGTCGCGCCAGCATCGAGCAGGCAAGTTTATTTCGACTTTGGACTATTCCTGCGCGCGGATCTGTCAGAGCGTGCGCAGGTAGCCACGAGCCTGCTGCAGGCAGGGATCTGGGATCAGGCGCAGGCAGCACATTTTGTCGCTGAGAGATGGGACTAGACGATGGCTGAGGCTACGCTGCACAGGCTGGAGATCAGAGAGACAGCGCTGGCTGCAGATGGCAGCGAGATCGCAGGGATCGCTGTCCCATGGGATCAGCAGATCGAGATCTATCCAGGGATGCGGGAGCAAGTCGCTGCAGGCGCTGTAGATCCCGCTGCAGTAGTCGGCATCCCGCTGCTCTGGCGACACAGCGAGCCGATCGGCAGAGTGACTGCCGCACGATCAGACGAGACAGGCCTGCACATCAGCGCACGCATCAGCGACACGAGCCTAGGCAGGGATGCGCTAACGCTCGTCGCAGACGATGCCGTTAGCGGTCTGTCGATCGGTTTCGTGTCCTCAGAGCGTGATGTGCGGGAGGCAGGCGATGAGCGCCTGATCACGCATACAGCGATCGAGATCAGAGAGCTTAGCGTTACTCCCCTGCCTGCCTATCCTGCCGCACGCATCACAGGGATGCGTGAGGAATCACTGCCACAGAGAGAGAGCACTGCCATGCTTGATGATTCTCCGCTCGATGCTCGACTGGATGCGCTCAGCGTGCGGATCGATGCGATCGCAGAGCGCAGCGATGCGCAGCACGCGCACGCGCCAGAGCGCCTAGGCGCATGGTTTCGGGAGGCTCGCACCGATCCTGAGCAGGCTGCACTGCTGACGCGCGCATGGACATCACAGCTCACAGGGAATAACGCTGGCGTGATCCTGCCGAACTACCTGCGGGAGATCGTGGGAATTGTTGATCATGGCAGGCCAGCGATCGCAGCGCTGGGAGTGCAGCCAGTCGAGTCTGGCATGAGTGTGTCCTGGCCTACCTACTCAGGCGCTGCAGGGAATCTCGTCGGGCTGCAGGCGACAGAAAAGACTGAGATCCGAAGTGTGCGCGTAGACATCTCGCAGGCGACTGCCAGCCTCACTACCTTTGCAGGAGGAGGCGACATTAGTTATCAATTGCTGAACCAGTCTGATCCCTCATATCTGGAGGCTTTCCTGCGCATCGCACTGCGCGACTATGCAGCCACCACAGACACAGCTTTCTGTGTCGCTCTCGTCGCTGCTGCAGGCGCTGCAGCGACGTACACAAAGGGATCACCTAAAGACTTCTATGGTGCTGCGATCACAGCATCTATCGCTGTCGCGCAGGCGACAGGCTCCCCTGCCAGCGTCGTGCTCGTCGGCGCAACGCTGTACGCCAAACTGCTGAGCGCACTGGACACGACTGGACGACCCTTGTACGCCACTAATGGCGACAGCGCTAACGCGCAGGGAATCGCTGGGATGGGAGGACTCGCTGCCAGTGTCGCAGGTATCCCTCTCGTGCTCGATCCGTTCATGGATGCTGACACAGCCATCGTTGCTAACGGCATGAGCGCGCGCTGGCTGGAGTCAGGGCCTCAGGTTCTCAGCGCTGATGTGCCTAAGCTCGTCGGTCGTGATGTCGCAGTCTGGGGTCTAGGCGCTGCGGGAGTGTTCTCTGCCGCTGGCATCAAGGCGATCAAAGAGGCTCCCTGATCATGCATGGCTGGCCTGCGCCTGAGGATCTCGCTGATCGAGTCGGTCTGGACACTCCCAGCGCTGACGATGCGCGCCAGCTCGCGCATGCGCTGGATGTCGCATCAGAGTGGGCCTGTGAGCGTGCGCCGATCCTGCGCGCTGGAGCAGGCAGAGTGCCATCGCTCACAGCTACGCAGTGTGAGGCTGTGCTGATGCTCGCAGCGCACATCTACAGGACTCGCACATCTCCCGCAGGATCGCCTGCAGGTTTCCCTGCAGGTTTCGGGACAGGCTCAGACCCAGAGCTGCGTAAGGCCATGGCGATGCTAGGCACAGGGCGCGCAGGTAAACCAGGGGTTCCGCTGTGAGCGTCGCAGCGCGCGTAGCGCAGGCAGGGATCAGCGTGAGCACTGATCCGCAGCACGCGCGTAGTGGCAGCCTGTATCTCGATCCCTGGCGTACTCCAGACATCTCTGGCCCATGCCTGAGCTGGACGACAGAGGCATGGCTGATCGCTGCAGGGATCGACTACAGGCAGGCTGCAGGCTGGCTCGCTGACAGGCTCCCGACAGTGCTGGAGTGCATCGAGCAGGCAGGCGCTGCACTGCTCTCGATCGAGACAGAGCTATGGCAGTCAGGCCCAGACGAGACAGGCCAGATGGCCTACAAGATCACGATGAGGGAGTGAGCATGAGCGCACGCATGATCCGCAAATTCGCGGTCTGGATCAGACTGTCAGGCAGCACATGGGAGGACATTTCATGTGATGTGGCAGAGGCAGGCGAGAAACTGGGAGGACGCGCGATCAATCGGCAGTCGATGGCCTGCGGAACTGATGCCATCGACGTATCCCCTGCAGAGGACACAGTGACACTCACGATCGCACGCACATACGATGCCGACTCGCTATATCGTGCGCTGCGGAATCGTGAGGGAGAGCAGATCGATATCAAGATCTGGCCAGACCCGACAGGCGCGCCTACCTACTGCCAGAGTTTCGTCTGCAAGATCGTGCCTGCCTCAGGCAACCTGAAGATAGGTCAATGGGATCTGGTCGAGTTCGCTCTGCCTGTGATCTCATCAGGCGCGCTGGATCAGGCGCAGCCTGCCACGCTCGCAGGCCCATGACAGACGATCCAGATCTGGATCGTCTCGCGCGACGCATGAGGCATGCCATCCGCTGGCTTGATGCGGATCTGAAGCGAGAGATGCGCGCTGCGGCAGGCCCTGCCGCTGGCCGTCTCGCAGGTGAGCTGCAGATGGCTGGCGATCATGCGATCCCAGCAGCGCAGGCCTATCTGCGTAGGCGCGTACAAGTGCGCGCGATGGCAGGCGCAGAGCCGACAGTCAGAGTGCGTGCGCCTCTGCTCTGGGCGACGGAATATGGCGCATATCGGAATCACTACAGCACATATAAGCGGCGTGGCCAGCCTGTCACTCGTCGCACGCGGATGCAATTCGCTCCCTACCGGAGAGCTGGCTACTGGATCGCTCCCACAATTCGCAGCGCAGCGCCTGACATCTTCGCGCGCTACGTCGCAGGCCTGACAGCAGCGATCCAGAAACATGCGGGAGGCGCAGATGGCACTGTCTGATCTCGTCTCAAGCTGGACGCTGAAACTACGCGCCAATACGAGCGACTTTGATACGTCGAAAGTCGTTGAAGAGTTTCGAGACGTTGCGCGCGCTGCTGATCAGATGGCAGACACACAGCGCAGAGCGTGGCGAGAGTCTAAACGAGAGGCACGCACAGCAGCAGATGGGATGAGGGAGGCAGGGAAAGAGGCAGGCGACGAGTTCGCGCAGAATCTCGCAGAGGGAGTCGCCTCGGGCGATTTCTCAGATCTCGCGATGTCCACAGTCGGGGGCCTCATCTCGACACTCAAAGGGCCTGCAGCAGCAGCGCTCGCAGTTTTTGGCGTAGCTGCAGCGCTCGCCTGGGCCAATTTCAAGAAAGAAGCAGAGGATGCTGCAGAGCGCGTAGACCGATTCATGGCGAAGTTGGACAGCGCTAACGCAGTGCTGACAGAGCGTGAGAATCGGGAGATGGCGCTGGCAGAGCTGGGAGATAACGACAGGGAGCGCTGGCGCGAGCTGACACGACTCGCGCACGATGTGGGAGTGTCAGCCTCCACTTATCTCGATTACATCAGTGGAGTCACTCCAGAGACACAAGAGCAGCGAGATGCTTTCGCGCGGATCGCTGGCCATGTCGGAGAGACACAGCAGGCTGCAGTGGGAGTGCGTGGCCAAATGGTCGATGTGTCCACATCGGCAGGGAAAGCTGCAGATAAAGCGAGCGAACTAGCCAGCAAACTGGCTGTCGCACGCTCTGACGCATACGGCATCCAGCGTGCGCTCGATCGCATCCCTGGCACTAAAACAGTCACCGTAAAACTGCGCTATGCCGATGGCACTACGCGCAATAAGCAGCTCCCCTTGGATATGTGATGCCACTAACTGCAGCGATTCGGACAGACTCAATCGAGCTGGCTATTAGCGGATATCCCAGCCTAGGCGCGATCCCCTATGTGCTGCGGCAGATCGATGGCAGACCGGACACGATCTGCTCAGCGGGAGGCGCAGGCAGTGCCACGAGTGTCACAGTGACAGACTGGGAGGCACCTTACGGCATCCCTGTGACATATATAGCTGGAATTGCAGGTAATGCATGGTCTGCGCAGATCACAGTCACACTCCCAGCTCGTGCCGATGGCGGGATCACACTGCGAGACACGAGACCCGATGGGATCGGTCTGCCTGATGTCGCGCATGCCAAACTAGAGCTAGGCCTAACGTTTGATCTGCCGCAGCGCAGCATCGCGCATAACATCATCGGCTCACCTACGCCAGCCTGGACGATCCATGCGCCTGCCGCTGAGCGTGGCAGTCTCCCGATCCGCATCGAGACATTGACAGAGTGGCAGCGGTTTGCTGACGTAGTAGACAGCGGTTATCCCATTCATGTGCGCTCATGCGCTCAGCATGAGTGGCGTGATGGCAGGATCATGGTCGATGGGGCTGTGACAGTCGCCAGAGCAGAGATCGAGCGCGCCAGCGGGATCAGGCCCTGGTTGATCACGATCCCCTATATCCGACTAGGTGTAGGGGATCTGGCGTGAGCGTCGCACGCGCGCGCTGGAGTGACAGCCAGCGCCTGCAGATGCGCAGCTCAGGCCCACGCTCGATGAGAGTCGAGCTGTGGCAGGACAAACAGTTTATTCAGGCTGTCCCTGTGGAGGCTGGCAGCATCACCTGGACAGCAGACAGATGGCCTGCCGCTGAGATGTCGCTGACGATCTCAGAGCATGTGGAGATCGATCCGCTGCCACGTTTTTGGCCTTTCGGTGCGCTGCTGCGCGTGATGGCAGGACCAGGGGATCAGGCGCTGGAGTGCCTAGGCTGGATGGCTCCCATCGAGATCACGCGCGAGTACCCTGCCGACATCTACCGGATCAGAGCGCAGGACGCTGCCAGTCTCGTCTCGCTGGGAGATGTGCCGAAACCGCTAAAGTTGGGAGGCAAGACTGGCGCGCAGGCGCTGTCCAGTCTGCTCAATCAGCCACTAGGCAGCATGTATGCAGGCTGTGTCAGCGTGCGCACAGGGACAGGGACAGGCAGCAAACTGTCTGACGATCAGGTGATCGATGGCTCGATCAGCGCAGCGATCTCGCGGATCGCACGAGAGACAGGCATCACACTGCTGACAGGCCCTGCAGGACTCGCACAAGAGATCGTGATCGAGCCTCACGACTGGACGATGAGCACTCCAGTATGGGATCTGGACTACAGGCATCATGTGACGAGTGTGCAGCGAGAGTATGGGCGCACGCCGAACGTCATCATCGAGCAGCGCACGCTGAGCGCAGGGAAAACAACATGGCATCGCCATGATGTGGCATCAGGGAGGAATCGCGCCAGCCTGATCGGAGACTGGCGGGAGACAGTGCGCACACAGAGCATCACAGATCAGGGATCGCGCCTGCGCTATCTCGCGGCAGAGGCTCGCATGATCACGATCACGATGCTGCCTGACTATGCGCTGCAGATCAGAGATCAGATAGACATCGTGCCTCTCGATGATGCGCCTCAGCGCTGCGTGATCACATCAGTCACTCACGAGCTAGATGGCAGAGACAGCACACTGCG